CTATCAGCACCGCCATAAACAATAATGCTGTGTTCACCAAACACAACAAGAAAGTCATTATGCGCAGCTAGGGCGACAATCTTATCAGCACCATCAGGCCAGGCCTTTGCTACATCAATGTTGCCGCTAGAGCCACCCGTAAAGGCGTTGCCATCTAATAGATCAGACCAGTAAATAATAGTGTCATTACTAGCATTGCCAGCGATAAACAGCCTGCCAAATGCAGCAAGCACCTCATTGGCCTTGAAGGTGGCGTTAGTGGCCCCGCCGTTGGCTACCGTAAATGTTCTTAGCCCATTGCTATTATCGTGAACTAACGGGTCATAACCACGCTGAAAGAAATAAGCCTTGTCGTTAAAGTTTACGATTTTCCAATCATTTGCCGTAATCGTGTATGAGCCGGGAGTCACATCTGTCAGCGTTGTCGTGCCGCTCAGTATCTTGTTATTGCCAGTGCTAAATATCGTTTCGTTGCCAGCACTGTCGTAAAACTCATGGATATTGTGGATATGGTCTGTACCCAACGCCGTCTTGTTGGTAGTCAAGACATTATTACCCTTACGGGACGCCAATCGGCCCTGTCGATCAATAATCGCGTTATCTGCGATTTCTGCGAATGACGTATCCTGAGCAATAGGAGAGTCTTCCGAGTTAACGCCCTTAAAGGCAGGGGCGACAAGATCAATGCTGCGTAACGGCTGTGCCATAACCTATCCTACGGTGTGTAGAAGATTGTCTCTTCTGGGTGCTTCTGGGCATCCAAAGCAATCGCATCAGACAAATGCTTGTCAGCAATCGCAAAGTATTCAGCAGTAGACGTACCACCTGTCTCGCCTCTTTCCCTTGATAACAAGGCTATTGCCATGTGCAAGACGGGGCCGCTAGGTATTGCAAGCGTATCCGAATCTGCTGACAACGCGACATTTCGCAAAACTACGCGAACCTTTAAGGTATATGCCTGATCCGGTGTCGGATATAGCTTGACCTGAGTATCACCGCTGCCATCAACACCGGCATAAGTGAAGTATTTAGGCGAGCCTGTAACAGCCTCTTGGATAAAGTCCTTATCGTCAAACCAGTTCTGGGTCTGATACTCGACCAAGCAATTAGACGTATCGTTAATAAAGTTAAGAACCTTGCCCTCATTGCGGCTTCCAGTTAAAGAATAAAGGTTGTCACCATTTGAAGTAGTAATCGTCAAAGTACTTCGTAATGGCGACCAATCCCATGCAGTTTCTACAAGGTCTTTAGCGTCATTTACATAGTCGCCCACCATCTTGCTATAGGTGCTTTCCGATACGTTACTTACTTCGTCTTCTCTAAGACGCCGCAATACTCCGTTAACTAAGTTTAAATATGTCATACGGCTTTCTCATTCAATAAACTGCCAAATAAACTGTTTAACGCCCGACCTGAAGGCTTGTCTCCGTAAGGCGTTGCCATTGCCAAAGCGTATGCTTGATTTAGCTGAGCTACCGCATCTTGCTGTCTAACAATATCTGAAAGCATTGTCGGCGCTTGTATACGAATATCTCGTTGAGTCAGCGGCTCAAAAGGCGTAACGGTTCTAGGCACACTTGCCATAGCGCCAACCCCAGCCCCCTTAAACAAGTTGAGCAGGTCGCTTTCCCCGTCTTTAGCGCCATCACCTTCCGGATCCTTTGTTTCCGTTTCTGTGTCTTTGCTTCCTGCCGCAATATCTGACATTTCAGCATCTTTCTGAAATATCTGCTCTTGAGTTTCGCCGTCTTTGTCGTTTAAGTCGCCAGTTTCACCATCTTTAGTAGTATCTACTTGGGTTTCAGCGTCTTTACTGCCAATAGCGTCAGAAATAACTTCCGTATCTTTTGTTGTAATGTCAACATTTTGATCTTCGGCGTCTTTTGTTTCGTTTAGATCAGACTGCTCTTCACTATCCTTACTGGTGTTAGTCTGCTCTTCTGCATCTTTTGTTCCAATAACATCAGAAACTACCTCAGTATCTTTTGTTGCAAGATCAACATTTTCGTCTTCAGCATCTTTTGTTTCATTTAAGTCGGATTGCTCTTCCGCGTCCTTAGAGCCAGAATCATCAGCTTGTTCCTCGCCATCCTTGGTAGCGTCCGTTTCTTCTTCAGCATCCTTTGTGGTGTCGCCAATAGAGTCTTCCCCATCCTTGTTGCCTATTGAGGCATTAACGGATTCAGTCAAATCTTTGTCTTCCTGTTCTGCCTCCGTAGTGTCATCTGGCGTAGTATCTTTTAAAGCTTTTTCAGCAGCATCTTTTGCCGCTTCCTCTGCATCCTTTTCCTGTTCTTCAGGAGGAACTTTAGATTCTGTAATGTTTTTGTCTTTTTGTTCTGTTTCTGAAGCGTCTTTTTCAGCCTGTTCTGCCGTAGTATCTTTATCTTTTGTTTCCTCTTCGGCTACCTGAGCATCTTTTTCTTGCTTCTCTGCAGCATCATCTTTGTCTTTTTGCTCGTCTTCTTGAGCTTCTTTGTCCTTTGACTCTGTCTCTGTGTTTGAGTCATCGTCATCCTTTTTTTGCTGTTCAGTTCTATTGTCTTTGCGGGCTTGCTCTGCCGCGTCTTTTGCAGACTGTTCAGCTATATCTTTAGCTAAGGCTTCAGGGTCGCTAAAATCCTTAATAGGCGGCTCAGTAATAACTGTTCCGTCAAAGTCCTTAAAGATGTCTAATAACGCTGTTTCGCCATCCTTGTCCGCATCTTTAGTTTCAACATCAACATCTTCTGACTCAGCCTCCTGGTCAGCGTCTTTAGTGGCAGTATCAACATTCTGTTCTTCTGCAACATTTGTTACTTCACCGGCAGCGGTTTCCTGTTCTTCTGTTACCTCACCTACAAACTTACCGTTTTCATCAATTTCATCTGCATGATCTTCAAGCCAATTATTAGCTTTGTCAGTTATTGCTGATGAGGCAGTTTCACTTTCAGCTTGTCTTGTGGCTACATCAACAGCAGCTTGTCCTGTATGACAAACGCCAGCGGCAAAATAACCCCCGCTAGCAGCACATTGCTCCATTATGGCTTGTCTTTGTCTTTCTCTTTCCTCAGCAGATTCCGGAGAAAGTGAGTTTATTAATACTCTTGTGCCACCAGTAGCAAATGTCTGGTTAAGCATACCTCCAACAGTTCCACCGCTAGAATTGCCACCACCTCCTAACTCAGCCTGATCTATTAATCTTCTTTCTGCCATTACTTGGCCCTTAACTTCATCAACTTATCAGCACCACGGATTCCAAATGACGCAGATACCGCAAGAAATAATAAATACTGATACCAATCTGGAAGATTATCCAAAGCAGAAAAACTGTTAGAAACGCGCTGAAGAATAGCGGGGTCATCAACAATAACGCTGTAACCCAAACAAAAGAGTGGAACCGCCAATACAAGCGTCCAAAACTCGTCTTTCCAGCTACTAGCGCTGGCATCTGCCATCTTTTCTTCCCAAGTGGCAGTGTTACTAATGACCTGCATCTTTGCCTGATGCTTGGCTTGTGACTGTTCATGGCGATTGTTCATCCATGTCTTTGCCAACCCTGCTACCGGCCCTAATAGTGCTTGCAACATTAGTCATCATCCTTAACAAATCGGCCTTTGTCATCGCGCCTGCGCTTCCGACCTGTTAATTCTTGGACTGTATCGGTTTCCCAAATACGGATACCCACCCAAATAATCGTAAATAGGGCAGATAGTGGTGGAAGAATGGCAGAGATAGTGCCTAGAACAGTGCCAAAGCTAATTACATCTATTACTTGTTTTGTTGTTTCTTCCATCTTTAGTTTCCCGATACTGACGTAATAATGAATGTAATTAATAACCCAGCTATACACACAAGAACTGCAATCCAAAATGATTTAATTAGTGCGTCTTTTGCTTCTTGTTGGGCATAAACCTCTTTTTGTCTCTGTTCTTGAACTTCCTTCATGCAGTTACGGTACTCTGTTACACCTTCATTACCGTATGCGTACTTCAATAATGTTATTAACTCTTTCTTTTGAGTTTCTATTCTTTTCTTTGCGGCAAACATTTGAGCCGCTTCTGCT